AGCAAAGGAACTCGCAAGCAAGATGCGCACCGCGTTCAACGAGAGCGAAAAGGTCAAAGGCAAAACCTGGGACGTCAAATCACTGGAAGACATCCCGGCGTTTACCCGCGACGAGGGCGCGTGGCGCATTAAGACCAGCAAGAAAACCTACAGCGACGCCACCAGCAAGCCGCGCCAGTTCATGCAGGACGGCAGCAAGGCGGCGGATGACTTCCAGCTTACCACTGGCAGCAAAATCCACGTCATGGTTCGCATCGCACCCTGGGCCTACGCAGGCAAGGTCGGCGTCTCACTGCGTCCCGAGGGCGTCATGGTCGTTGACCTGGCGGAGCGCAAGGATCCACCCGCGGACACAATGTTCGGCGACTTGGTGCAAAACGACAGCCCGTTCGCTGACCTGGCGCCCGGCGCAGCAAAACCCGCAGACGATCCGTTTGGACTACCCGCCGTACCCGCGGCGCAAACAAACGATTTCGACGACGAAATCCCATTTGGTTAAGGAGGAATAAAACCATGGCAAACGTAGAGACACGCGTATTTAAAATGACCCCGGATTTTTGCCGGGAGTTACTAGGGCGCAACCCAGAGAACCGCCGCATAGATAAACGCATGGTGGCGCAGTACGCCCGGGACATAGAGGCGGAGCAGTGGCAGCTCAACGGCGAGACGATCTGCATCGACTGGAACGGGAACCTGATCAACGGACAGCATCGCTGCATGGCTGGCGTGCGCGCCAACAAGCCATTCGAAACGGTGCTGATCACTGGGTTGCCACCCGCAGCCAAGGACACAATCGACGGAGGCAAGAAGCGCACCTACGGCGACCGCCTGGCGATCCGCGGCTACAAAAATTGCAACGTGATTGCCGCAAATTTGACATTTATGGCGCAACTTTCTGCTGGCCAGCTCAAGCGTCACGCACTCAGTCCAAGAGAAATGGACCGCGTGCTAAATGTGCACCCCAAAATTGAAGACAGCGTCGTGCTGGGCTTGCAGTCCATGAAAAAGGTAGGTTCCTGGGTGGGCGCCCTGCACTACATCGGAACCTACCTCAACATGGGCGACGCGGCCGATGAATTCCTGAAGGTATTAAAAGACGGGCAACGCACATACGACGGCGACGCCGCGGTGTTTTTCCGGGATTGGTTTTACAAGGATATGCTAAAGCAAAACCCATCACACATAGATTTCCGCCGTAAGCTGTTCGTAAACGCGTTCAACAAATTCATCAACACCGAGCCGTTGCGCAGCGCGCGGATCCCAGAAAAGTTTGGCATCAAGGGTTGGACCGACAAGGAGCTTGGTCTGTAAATGCCGGACTTTCCCAAACCATACTGGGCGGAGTGGTCAGACCGTATCATTCAACGCTACGACCTCCGCGAGGGGCCGAAGGGTGAATTCCACGGAAGCTGTCCACACTGCGGGCATAACGACTGGCCCAGCACCCGGTTTTGGATCAACGAGAAAGACGGGATGGTGAAATTTAATTGCAGGCAATGCAACGATTTCACCAGCATCGTCGAAATATTAGAAGAGGATGGGGTTTGGCCAGTAGCCGTGGCCAGCTCCAAGGCAGTCAACGTGGGCGTTACGGCAAGCGATTTTGACAACATCGTGCCAATGCCGAAGCCCGTCAAAAAAGAAAAGCCACCCGAGCAGTTTGACCCGTTCACGCCGTACCACGAGCGCAAGGGCGTCGAGCTGATCGGCGCGGTCCTAGAAAAGACTGACGTCGTCGTTAAGCTCTACAACACGGAGCGCCAACAGGTGGGCCAGCAACGGATCCAACCCAACGGCGACAAGCGGTTCAACACCGGGCTAAACAAGGAGGGCGGCGTGTTCGGCGTCGTCGGTAGGTTCAACCCAGACAACCCGGGCACCGTTTGGTTGGCCGAGGGTTGGGCGACGTGCGTGTCAGTACACATGGCGCTCGACAAAGAATTGCCCGTCATATTCGCGCTGGACAAAAACAACATCCAGACGGTCGTCGACGCCCTGACCTTACAATGGCCAGACATTGACATACGCATCGCGGCCGACAACGACGCCAACAACGGCGGTCAGGAGGCAGCGCAAAAGACTGGACTGCCATGGACGGCGCCAGCACTGCCGGACACCGACTGGAACGACGTGCACGCCACGCTGGGCCTGTCAGCCGTCAAGCAAGGCTTAACCCAGCTCAAAAGCCCGGAGAGCCTTTTGGATGAGCTTGTGTGGATCGGAGACGCCGCCCCGGTGCTAAAATCAAACTACCTGATCAAGGGGTGGATCGGCAGGCAACAAATGGCGGTGCTCTACGGCCAGTCTAACACGGGTAAGTCATTCCTGATGCTGGACATGGCGTACCACGTCGCGGCGGGGCGTCCCTGGCACGACAACAAGGTGCAGCAAGGCGTGGTGCTCTACCTAGCCGCGGAGGGCGGTCACGGGTATCTCAACAGAGCCAAAGCAATCGCGGACCACTACGGCGACACAGACGTGCCGCTGGCCGTGCGTCCCTGCCCGGTCAACTTGCTGGATCCCGAGGCGGACCTGCCAAAGCTCCAACAGCTCATTGACCTAGTCAAAGACAAGCACGGCAAAATTGAGCTGATCGTGGTCGACACCCTGTCGCGCGCCCTGGCTGGCGGTAACGAAAACGGACCCGAGGACATGACGGCGTACATCAGCAACGCCGACGCACTCAGGGATCACGCACAGGCGACCGTCGTCACGGTGCATCACTCCGGCAAGGCAGACAACGGCGCCAGGGGTCACAGCTCACTCAGGGCGGCCACGGATACCGAAATCGAACTCAGGGTCGACGAGGACGCCGGGATCCGCTTTGCGAAAGCCACCAAGCAAAGAGACATCGAGAGCGGCAAGGAATTCGCGTTCGAGCTGAAAGCGGTTGAGCTGGGGTGCGACGAGGACGGCGACCCGGTCACGAGCTGCTACATTACGCCAGCGGACGACGAACGCGTCAACGAGGCCACCACAAAGGTCAGCCCAAATGAACGCCTGCTACTCACTTGCTTTACGCAGTTGTGGGGAGAGCAGATCGGCGGACCAAACCCAGGCGGCGTGGGATACCCGGAAAGCGGCACGCGGTGGGTCATAAACGAGCAACAACTGCGGGATCACTTCTACGGAAAGCTGACCGTCAGTAATAAATCACAGGCGTGGAAACGTGCCGTCGACGGGATGCTTGGCAAGGGTGAAATTGCCGTGAACGACGGGTTTTTCTGGCTGGTACGCCAAAAGTACAAATTGTAGGAGGGCGTACCAGGTGTACCAGAAAACGCTTTTACATAAGTTACTGATTAGTCTCACTAAAATATCACTACTGGTATGCTTTGGTAGTGATTGGTATCGCAACTGGTATCGGTCAAGGCTCAGCATACCATCACTACCATTTGCCGTAAGGCATGGTATGGTGGTAGTGCTTGATGGGTGGTACGCCCTGGGAGATCGAGATGATTGACCGGGAGCGGATCCTTCAGCACGTCTGGCGGGCAAAAGATTACGCCGACTTGGGGGAAAAAGATTTCAACCGAGTGATGGATGAGATCACCTCCTTGGAGGAGTTGGAAGCCGTCGCAAATAGACGCAAGCATCTCCGCGCACCTCACTTGAAGAAATGGAGCCAATGGCAACGCGACGCAATCCTGCGCAGGCAGTGGGAGTTGCGCCATGGATGAGGAACTACTCAGACAGCGCATGATGGAATTCGAACGCCGACGCGCCGAGCTGGGGTTGAGGGCTGCACTGCCCGACGACAAGCGGCGCAGGGTATGGCGGGAGCCTCTCACGAAATACGAGCTGCACGTCCTGACGTTCATGCGGGAGCAAGGCACGATGACTGCCGAGGATCTCGCCGGGGCAATGGATGAGGAACTCGATGAGATACGCAAGACGCTGCTCGGTCTGATCGACCGGGATTACGTCAAGGTGATCAGCAACAACGGATATGCAAAATACAAAGCGAGGACGAAAGATGAATTACGAGACGATCTTAGGTAAGGCCGCGGGGATCCTGAAAGAACGCGAGGGGAGCTACGGTGACGCCTCACAGATGCACCAAACGATCTGCGACAGGTGGAACAGCGTGCTGCGCGGCAAGCTCGCTCCAGGGGCCGCTCTGACGGCGTACGACGTTGCGCGGATGATGTCGGAGCTGAAAGCTGCGCGGGTGGACGACAACGGGTTTCACGAGGACAGCATCATTGATCAGATAAACTACCTGGTGATCGCGTATCGCTTGGCGGGCGAGGATGCACAGATTTTTGATTGGGATGAATAGATGGGATACTGTGGTGATGCATAGACGTCTCTCTATGTTTGCCTCACTGGATCTGACGCGGGTACTGTTAGGTCCAGCCTGGAGTTTACCATCTCTCCCTGTGGATGCTCCAACTGGCGGCGCTTGGTTCTCCTCCCTTACACTGGCTAAGCGTCGCCTCTTTTCACGCTACAGCACACTAACGACAGCCTCGCGTACGCGCGCGAGAAACGGCTTTGGTATGCATGTGGCGCATAGATGTCGCACTCGCAGAAACACCGATAATTTCACGTTTAGTTATGCGCTCACGTCAAACCGTAGCAATATCAATAGGTTACGCGATTTTGGAACGACACATAACATCTATTATGTTAAATTATCGCGGAAAATGCGCAAAATACCCCCCCCCGCCCCCGGCCGACCCGGGGGTAGTGCTTGTGCAAGACCACACACACGTTCCCCCCAAATTTTGCCCCCCGGCACCCCCCTATCGTAAACTAACCGCAACGGAGAAAAACTATGGCAGGACGACCCAAACGCAAGGCGGCACTCGCGTCCATCGAGAAGAGCGGCGGCGTGCAATACCTCACCGATTATCTTTTGTCGGGCGGCACCATCACGCAGCTTGCGGGTGAGCTAGACTTGCACCGCGGCTACCTTCATCGGATCCTGAAGGACCACCCCGAGTACAGCGCCGCACTTGAGGCCGCACGAGCGGATGCTGCGGATGCGCATGCGGAGGCTGGGTTTGAGATCATGCGCCGCCTGCGGGCCGAGCGTAAGCATGAGCGTGAGCTGGCGGCCCCCGGGACGCGCGCCTCTGAGTTGTCGGCGTTGGACGTGAGTATTGCCAAGGAGGAGGCCGCGCAGCATCGGTTTATCGCGCAGGCGTGGAACCAACAGCGGTACGGCTCCCAGCAAGCGCAGACGCACGTCACGTTGAACCTGGGCGACATGCACTTGGACGCCCTGAAGAAGATGAAGACCGTACGTGATACCGTACGCGACGCGAAGGTGATTGACCATGACGAATAACTTCATGGAGGAGTTCACGGCGGCGTATTACGACGACCCGGTGCGTTTTGTGCGTGAGATGCTGGGCGCGGATCCGTATGAGTACCAGCGTGAATTCTTGGAGGCACTGGCGCAGGGCGA